TGAGGACTGAAGCAATGAACAAGCTCCACAAGCTGGCCTCGCAGGCCAAGACCCGCGCCAACCTGGTGGCCACTGGCCTGATGCTGTCCCCCGCGTTCGCGATGGCGAGCGGCGGCGGCGGCGATTTCGACGGCACCGAGATCATCAGCAAGGTGGTGACCTACACCGCCATCGGCGTGAGCATCCTCGCGGCGTTCGCGCTCGGCCGCTGGACCCTGCGCGCCCTGGGCCTGATCGGCGGCAAGTAAGCCGAGTGTGCAAGACGGGGGAGGGGAAACCCTCCCCTTTTTTCTAGGGGAGAAGCGAGCGTGGAAGGTCTAATCCTGCTGATTTTCATCATCCACATGTCTCACGTCTGCGCGAGCGGGTGGCGGTGATGCTGCGCGTCTGGTTCCTACTCGTAATCATGTGTGGGCTGGCGGGTGTGCCCGTGCCCGCATCCGCCGCTATTGCTGGATGTACAGACAGTGCTCCCTATTGCGATCAGGGTGAAGCGGCGATGTCCTGCGAGGCGGCCAAAGCTGCGGTGGTGCCGCCTACTGCGCCCTGGGTGTGGAAAGTTGCACCCGAGTGCATTCATTCATCGAGCTCCAAGCGATATTACTGTAACGCGAGCATCACCCACCCTGGCAGCGGCAATGTTGTGTCGCGCTTTTGTGGGTATCACTACTATTTGGACTCGTGCGACAAGCGCAACGTTACTTACCCCCCTGGCGATGCTGCCTTGAACTATGTTCCGATTTCGGACTGCGTGGGCGGTTGCAGGGTGGTTGGCGAGTCGTTTTCGTCCACCATGGGTGGTGTGACTGTGTATGGCATGCGCAACCGGACATACGTGAACGAGGCGTGTTCTGTGCCGATTAATGCCAACGCACCGATCGACGCGCAGGCCGAACGCCAAGACGCCACCAAGCCTCAGCCGCCTGAGTGCACTGCGCTGGGCGCTGGCCAGACTGGGTGCAAAAAGCCAAACGGCGACTACTGCGCCACGGCCTCGACCGGCAAGACGTTCTGCTGGACGCCTGGCCAAGAGGGCGCCCAAGTCGATGGCGAGCAAGCGCAGGTAAAGGGCGAGACAGGTGACCCGGTGAAGCCGCCGGATGTGGCCGTGCCGGACAAGGACTGGCAGCGCAAGGAAGGCCATCAGGTGGCCGAGTGCACCGCCAGCAACTGCAAGACGTTCAACGTTACCAATTTCACCACGGTGCCGCAGGGCACCGCCAAGAACTCGACCGGCGACAACAAGCCGGATGGCTCGGGTAACACCTCGGGCAACGGTCAGAATGACCAGGGCGGCAAGGACTCCGCCACCGATAGCGGCAACTGCACGACGCCGCCCGTCTGCGTCGGCGATACGCTTAAGTGCTTGCACCTGCGCTACACCTGGAAGGTCCAGTGCAACACGGCCGGCAACGAAATCACGGCCGGGCAGGGCTGCAGCGAGGGTGATGTACCGGTGTGCGCCGGCAGCAGCTGCAAGGCTGAGGCCTATGCTTCCGTGCTGCAGCAGTGGAAGCAGCGTTGCGCCCTGGAAGCGATGGCCGCTGGCAACAAGGCTCGAGCCGATGGGATCGACAACGGCGCAGACGCCGGGGTTGTTGATGGGATCTGGACCACGCCTGGTGGCAATGGCCCGCTCACGCTTCGCACGGATCTTGTCCAGGTAGGTGGCAACGGGAGCCTGCTGCCTGAGATTGAGATTGAAGGGCAGACCTGGAACGTGCCGCAGGGTTTTTTTGATGCGATTGCAGCGGTGCGCATGGTGATCATCGCTATGTGTACCGTCCTGGCGATGTTCATCGTTGGGAGGAATATCTAATGTTCGATTGGGCGCGAAGCTTCTTCGATAACTTTTTCGCGAATTTCGCGGACACGCTTCACAACCTGGTCAAGTTGAAAGGTGCGATCTGGCTTGGCCGCTTGCTTTCTGCTGTCGGGCTCGGGTTTGTGGCGCAAGCCTTCATCTATAACCCGATCATCGAATACGCCCAGCAAGCCTGGTCGCAGATCCCGGCTTCGATTGCTAACTGGGTGCACGCCCTGGGCATTGACACCGGCGTCTCCATCATTCTCAGCGCTTACGGGATTCGCGGCGCTGAGCGGATCTTCATCCAGCGCAGGAATACCGGCGTATGAGCCTGGGCGATACCGCGTCAATCACATTGGTGACTGGTCTGCCTGGTAGCGGCAAGTCGTTGCGATTCGTTGAGGAAATCTGCAAGGCGGTCGAGGCGGGGGAGCATGTTTTCGTCTGCAACATCGACGGCTTGAAGGTCAAGGGCGTAACGCCTTTCGAGGATGCTAGGAAGTGGCGCGAGTTGCCGCCTGGTTCGGTCCTTTTCGTTGACGAGGCGCAGGCGTTTTTCCCGGAGCGGCGCGGAGGTGAGCCGCCCGATTATGTGCGCATGAATAAGATTCGCCACGACGGTATCAGGATGGTGCTGGGTACCCAGCAGCCTAACTACTTGGACAGCTACCTGCGCGGCCTGGTGGGCCGGCATGAACACCTGTTGCGCCGGAACGGCAAGCAGGAAAGTTTCATGTTCATGGACAATCAGGTGATGGATAACGTGCGGCAGAAGCTCGCCGTTATCAAACGCACCTACGATTACAAGATCTACAAGTTCAACCCGAAGTATTTCGGCCTTTACGATTCTGCCCAGACCCACACGATTAAGTATCAGATGCCGGCGTTGGTGAAAAAGGCGCTGATATTCGGGCCGATTGCGGTGGTGCTTATGGCCGTCGCCTGGTACTCCGTGTTTCGCGATAGCTCACTGGCCAAGCGGGAGGAGGCCGCCAATCAGGCGCCGCCCCCGGCGGCGCCGCTGGCGGCCTCTTCCGCTAGGCCGGGTAATGTCGCGCCCACGGTGGCCACGGCGGAGGACTACGTTGGCAATCTGGTTCCGCAGGTGGCCGATGTGCCTTGGACGGCTCCCGCTTGGATCGGTCGCCCTGTGGTGTCTGACCCGCACCTGTTCTGCATGTCGACCGAGACTACCTGCAGGTGCGTTACCGAGCAGAACACCGCGCCCCTGGCTCCCGTGCGCGATGACGTCTGCAGGCAGATTGCCAGGTGGGGTGAGCCTTACAACCCGCACAAGGCACCGCTGCCTCCCCAGTTGCAGGAGCGCTCCCAGGAGCCGCGCGGAAAGAGGGCAGGGGAGGACGCGATAGCGGCGGCGCGCGCCGTGCCTGCGACGCCTGGTGCTGTCGTGCGGGGTGACATGACGCTCGTTGGCAGCGGGGCCGGTCGTTGACTTCGGGCGGACGCGAGTTGTTGAAGTGGGTCGCCCTGGTGCTGATGACCGGCGATCATGTGAATCGTGCGCTCCTGGGCGGCCAGTACGTCGGCCTTGCTGACGCTGGCCGCCTGGTGTTTCCGCTCTTCGCCCTGGTGCTCGCTTGCAACCTGGTTCGCCTGCAGGCGATCCAGCCGGCCCTGCAGCGTCTGGCCATTGCCGCCCTGGTCGCCCAGGTGCCTTATTACCTGGCGTTCGGCTACGCGATGCCGCTCAACGTGCTGGCCACCTTTGCGGTGGCGCTTTGCGTTTTGCTGCTCTGGATCCGGGAGCGTGAAATTCTGGCCTGCCTGGTTGGTCTCGCGCTTTCGCCGCTGGTGGATTACGGCCTGCCNGGNGTCGCCCTGGTNNTNTTTGNCTGGNNCTGGTTCCGTGGCCANCGCTGGGCCGCCCTGGGCGTNNCCGGCGCTATGGCCGGCGTGTGCTTCTACAACGGCAACGCCTGGGCGCTCGCTGCAGTCCCGCTTGCCTGGGCGCTGGGCGGCCTGGAGGTGGATCTGCCGCGCTGGCGGTGGACCTTCCTCGGCTACTACCTGGTGCACCTGGTCGTGCTAGCGCTGATAGGGATTTTCCGTGCAACGCATGGCGCGACCGTTCTGGGTTAGCGACTCAAAACCCTGCTGTGTTCTGAGAATCAAAACCCCGCCCTGGCACCGCACTCCGTCTGGCCACTCCATCACGCCGTAGCGTGGTTGTTGCGGGATCTGTTCGCGTACGATTGCCGTCTCGGTACTCGGTTCGGGGCATGGGCGCTCGTAGCTGACCCGCTCTGCCAAGGCCTGCTTGTTCACCATCGTCCCGAATATCCCGCCAACTGCGACTAGGGCAAGTACACCCGACGCGACTTGCCAACCTGCCTTTTCCATGATGCCCCCTGTGTTTGCGGGGGCAGTGTATCTCCAGGATCTCGGGGTGTAGGGGCAGCGCCCCTACGGATACCGCCTTTCACCCGGCACGCTGGCCGAAGCGTTCCGCGTGCCAGTCGCTGTTGCGCACCCGGAGCACGGTCACCATCCCACGATGACCGCTTTGCCTCTTGGCCCGAGCCGCGGCGATGCGCGCTTCCTGCTCAACGCGCCATGCGAGCCCGCGCACACGCTCTGCGGACATGCGCACGCCGTCCGGGCTGACCAGCTCCCGGCCCGCGAGCCGCCACCCAGCCCACGGCCCATGCAGGCGCACGTGGTTCCGGGTCACCTGGTCGCGCACCTGGGCGGCGCAGGCATTCGGACACGGCGTGCCGGCTGGCCAGCAGGGCGGTCGGTGGTCGGAAGCGGTCAGATCCATGCGCGGGCCTCGATGCAATCTGCGGCGGGGCGAGGCCGATGCAGC